AGCCAAGGTTGCCGCCGAGAAGAAGGCCTAACCCATGAGCTATACCGTCCCGTCTGCCGCCGAGTTCAAAGAGCGTCACCCGGCGTTCGCCTCGGTGGCGGACGCGACGGTGAACGCCATGCTCGGCGAGGCTTCGCGCTCGGTCTCCACATGCTGGGCCGAGGGCGACTATCAGCCCGCCATCATGTACCTCGCCGCACACCTGATCGCAGAAGAACAGTCCGGGGGCGGTCCCACGGCAGCCTCGAAGCAGGGCGCCATCCGTCGCGTGAAGGCGGACACCGTCGAGATCGAATATGCCGGCCGCATGTCCTGGGGCCAGATCGATGCGATCTATGGCGGCACGGTCTACGGTCGCCGGTTTGTCGCGCTGATGCAGCGCAATTCCCCCGGGGTCGCTGTCGTATGACACTGCTCGCTGAGATCGGAGAAGCGCTCCGCGGCGCGATCTCTGATGACGTCTTCCCTTCCGCCACACTGCATGTGGCAACGGAAGCGGAAGGCACTGACCTCGTGGTGACGCGCACGTTCGTCGATCACGGAACACAGGGTTTCGTCTCGGACTGGAAAGCGGAAATTCGCCTCGCCCGGGGCTACGACGCAAATGTCGCCAAGATCGTGCTGGTGCAGAGCCCATCGCTTCCGAAGCCCAAGGTTGGCGATGAGGTGAGCGCGCAGCGGCCGATCAACGGCAACACGGAACGCTACCGGGTGACGGACGTGACGTCCGACCCGGCCGATGCGACGTATCAGGTCGCGGGAGTGAAGGTCTGATGGCCAAGATCCGCGGGTTGAAGCAGTGGAACGCGAAGATCGGCAAGATCGGCGCGAAGACGAAGGCGGAGGTGCGTCGGGCTTTGCAGCGTGGCGCGCTGGCGATCGAGAACCGCGCCGTCGAGGGCATCATCGACCCGCCGAAGACAGGTCGCATCTATCGCTCCAAACACCGCAAGGGCGCCCTGCATCAAGCCTCGGCACCCGGTGAGTTCCCGGCTGCTGACAGTGGCCGTCTGCATCAGTCGATCACCAGCGTGGAGGCCTCTTCGGAGACCACCATCCGGTTCGAAACCGGCGGCAACGTGGACTATGCGACCTATCTCGAACTCGGCACCTCTCGCATGGCGCCCCGCCCGTTCCTGACGCCCGCCTATAACGAGAACATCGAAAAGGTGAAGGCGAACGTCCGGGCTGCTGTGAAGCGCGGGACACGCACCTGATGGTCACCTTCCGCTTCGACAAGGAATACCGGCACTGGGCACTGCGGGCGCGCAAGCACTGCATACTGTGCAAGGCGCTATCGCTCATCGTGCACAAAATCGGCATTCGCGAAGTGTCCGAAGACGTGGCACGCGAGGCCGAGCAGGCCGGTGCTGGAGAGCGTATCCAGAAATGAGCCGCGATGCCTCGAAGGCATTGATGGTGGCCGTCAAGGCGGCCCTCATCGCTACGCCTGCGATCTCGACAAAGGTCGGCACCCGCATCGAGGCCAACTGGAGCACGGTGCTGGATGCGCCGTTCATTCGCCTCAGCGTGCCCAACGTGCGCCCGTGGGAGGACGACTGCGGCGAAGGTTCCGAGCACACGCTGCGGGTTCATGTTTTTGCGGACCTCGTGACCGCCACGGATCTCGCCGCCGCGGTTCGTGAGGCCCTGCAGGATGCCGATCTGACGATCGCCGGCACTGATCTGCGCTGGCTCGACTACGACCAGACGATCAAGCAGCCCGACCCCGACAATCCGAACCTCTACATGGCCATCGTCGCGTTCAAGGCCGTCACAACTGCCAGCGAATAGGAGACATCGCGATGGCTAAACCGATCACTGGGAAGTTTTCCGAGCTACAGATCCTCATCGGCGACGGCGGTTCGCCGGAGGAATTCGCTGTGGTCTGCGGCATGACCACGAAAGGCGTGCAGCGCTCGGCGCAGACGAATTCCACCGTCGTTCCCGATTGCGAGGACGAGGATGCTCCGGCCTGGGAAGAGAAGGCCGTCAACAGCCTTTCAGTGACGATCTCGGGCTCTGGCGTTTGGGCCGCCGAGAACCACGGCGTCTTCATGGACTGGTTCTATTCGGGCCAGTCGAAGAACATCAAGGTGCGCCACATGCGCGCCGCCGCAGGCACCCCTGAGTACGAGGAAGGCCCTGCGCTCCTGACCGCCCTCAACAACACCGTAGAGCGCGGCAACAAGGTGCAGGCAGAGGTCACGATCGAGATGGATGGCCAGCCGTCCCGCATGTCGAAGCCCGGCGGCGTCGCCCCGGCGAATACGGTGCTCCCATCGATCGCGGGTATCGCCATCGAGGGCGGCACGCTTACGGCGCTCACCGGCACGTGGTCGAACAACCCGACCTCCTATTCATACGCATGGAACCGGGACGGCACGCCCATCAGCGGCGCAACGGCAGCGACCTACACGCTGGTGAGCGATGACGTGGGCAAGGCCATCACGGTTACCGTCACGGCCACCAACGCCACGGGCAGCACGCCCGCCACCTCGGCGCCCACCGCTGATGTCGTCGCGGCGTAAGCACCATGAGCAACCTCAAGGCTGAGGTGACGGCGCCCTTCGGGGATGGTGAGCATACGTTTCGTCTCACCGTCCCCTGCCTCATCGAGTTGGAGCAGAAGTGCGATGCGCCGTTTACGGTCATTCTGCACCGGCTTAGCTCCGGCACCTACAAGATCGAGGATGTGCGCCAAACCGTGCGCTTGGCGCTGATTGGTGGCGGCATGAAGCCGACCGAGGCCCAGATCCTCGTAAGGCGGTATGTCGACGAGACGCCGCCGATCGAAGAAGGCCTCAAGGTTGCCCGTCTCGCGCTGATGGGCGTGCTGTTCGGCTTCGAGGCTGCGCCCTTGGAAACGGGGACTGCTGCTGAGGGAAAAGTGCAGGCGGCGCCGGAAGCGAGCCCGAGCGCCTCGACGCCGCCGCCATCTACGGCAACGCCGCCATCATCCCAGGGCTCTCGGTTGCGGCCCTTGGTGAACTCTCGCTTTGGCAGTACGCGGCAGCAGTGACCGGCTGGAACCAGGCTCACAAATCGGAAGACGAGGCTCCGCCCCCGTTGTCCGACGAGCGTGCCGATGAAATCCTGGGCTTGAGGTAGGCGATGGCTGTCGAAGTCGAGAGGCTCATCACCGTGCTCGAAGCGCGGCTCGATGGGTACAATCGCAACCTGACCCAGGCCCAAGCGATGACGAACCGTCAGCTCGGGCAGATCGAACGCCGGTTCGACCAGATGGCCGCGCGTCTGCGCGCGTCATCATCGAGCGCCGCGATGGGTATTCGCGGCATGTTGGGGGGGCTCGGTGCATACCTCGGCGCGCACCAGATCCGCGAATACGCCGATAGCTGGAACCAAGTCACCCGCTCCCTTGAAGCGAGCGAAGAAATCTTCGGCATCCGACTGCGGTCGGCCAGCGCCCTCAACAAGCTGGCCAACGAATCGCGGATCGATAACGATGCGCTCTCGAAGCTCTACATCCGCACCGCTGCTGCCACGCGCGAGCTCGGCGTCTCGGAAGAGGACGTGGCCAAGGCGACGACGACCGTCGCCAAGGCGCTGAAGCTCGGTTCGGCATCAGCCTCCGAGCAGACATCGACCATGCTACAGCTTTCCCAGGCCTTGCAGAAGGGCAAGCTGGACGGTGACGAATTCCGCACCGTCATGGAGAACGCCGGCGTCATTCAGGAATTGCTTGCCGACCGGCTAAAGGTCTCGAAGGGCGAGATTGTCCGCATGGCGGCCGAGGGTAAATTGAGTGTGCAGGCGCTGTTTGGCGCACTAACCGATGGCGCCGACAAGGTGGACCGCATCTTCCGGCAGATGCCGTCGACGATCTCGGAAGGCTTCCTCGTCCTCGACAACAACATCGAGGAATACATCGGCAACCTCGATCGCGCCTACGGTTCGACCGAGGCCATGGTCGCCGGTCTCAAGATGCTCTCCGACAATGTCGAGCCGCTTGGGGATAGCATGCTTGTGCTCTCCGGTGCGCTACTCGCCGCTTTTGCGCCTCGTATCATAGGGGGCATCGCGACGATGACTTTGGGGATTGCCGCCGCGGCTGGGCCAATTGGCCTTATCGCCGGCGGTCTGGCGGGGGCCTCCGTCTACGCCGAGCGCTTCGGCGATACGATGAACTTCAATGTCGGTCTGATGCGAGATGCGATCGACAGCGGCGCAGATTTTGGAGCCGCATGGGAGGCGGCGTTCTCTGACGCCGACAAGAGCGGCGTTACCCTGCAGGATACGTTCCGCGCCTTGACGTCCGTAATGCTCGAGGAGGTCAACGAGCTTTTCGCCCGCATGGGCAGCATGCTCGACGATGATGCCGAACTGCTCACGGCGCTGCGCGACATCTTCAACAAGCTGATCGGCGCAGCGGTGTTTGCCTATGACGCTATCGTCGCGACGTTCACGAAGCTGCCGCAGGCGATCGGCGAGAAGGTGATCGACGCGATCAATAGCATTCTCCGGGGGCTCCAGTCGCTCATTGACGGTGCCACGGATGGTCTCAACAGCCTGATCGCGGGGGTGAACAAGATCCCGGGCGTCGATGTCGGGTTCCTCACGGCGCCGGATCTCGGACAGATCGAGAACAAGTTCGCTGGCGCTGGCGAGACAGCCGGCAAGGCATTCTCCGACGCAGCCGGAAACTTCTCGCGGGATTGGGTTGGCGAGGCGGCGGAAGCGGCTCGCAACATGGCTCGCGGCATTGCCGCAGACCTGAGCGACGTGATGGACCGCGTTGACCAGAAAGCCCGTGCCAATGCGGTCAATCGCCAGTGGCGCATGGGCACGACGACCCAGCGTGAGATCCCGAACAAGCCGATCATCCCCACGCAAGAGGTGGATAAGGCGGCAGAAAAAGCCCGCAAGAACTTCGAAAAGGACATCCTCCGCGCCGAGCAGCGCATCACCATGGCCAAGCTCGAAGGCGAAGCCATCGGCCGCAGCGCCGAGGAAGTCGAGTACATGCGTACCCGGCAGGAGCTGCTCAATGAGGCGCGCAAGGCCGGCATCGAATTGACCGATGGGGACATGATCCGTGTCGAAGCCCTCTCCCAGGCAATGGCGCGGGCGGTGACAGAGACGGAAAATCTGCGACGTGCTTTCGAGGCGGCCTCGCAGGAAAGCAAGGAGATGATCTCCGGCTTCATCAAGGACATGAAGAACGGGGTATCCGCTTCCGAGGCGCTTGCGAACGCCCTCAACAAGATCGCCGATAAGCTCATCGACATGGCGGTGAACGATCTCGTTGAAATGGCCCTCGGTGGTCTCACGGGCCGTGGTGGGAACGCATCCCAGGCCGGGCTGGCATCGGGACTGTTGAGCCTCTTCGGCTTCAAGGATGGCGGCATCGCCGCGAACGGCCGACCGCAGCCGTTGCCAAGGTTCGCAGGCGGTGGCGTCTCGCGCACGGCCGCGATCTTCGGCGAGGCTGGACCCGAGGCGGCCGTGCCGCTGCCGGACGGAAGACGCATCCCGGTGGACCTGCGTATGCCCGAAATCCCGCGCGCCAACGCATCGGGGGGAGGCAACGTGTCGATCACCGTCGCCCCGGTGTTCAACGTCGAGAACGGCAGCCCGGAGGGTATCGACAAGATGCAGTCCGAAGTCCTGCCCAAGATCCGCGATATGGTCGATCAGCGCGTAGGCCAGTTGTTCGACCGAAAAGCCCGCTTCGCCCGGTCGGGAATTTAACCCATGGCGATAGTTTACCCCCGCTCCCTACCCATCTGCGCCTTCAACGGCGAATGCTCGTTTCAGCTCAAGCGCAACCAGTCCCGTTCCCTGACCGGCGCTGGATCGCCCAATGCCGCGGAAGTCGCCCCTGCCATGTGGGAGGCGAAGTACCGGACCAAGATCCTCGGCCGCGCGGCCTTTGCAGAGGTGGGTGCATGGCTGGAAAGCCTCCGGGGCGGCCTCAGGACGTTCAGGGCGACCGTTCCGCGGCATCGCTGGCCGCTGGCCTATCCACGAGGGTTTAGCGGCCTCACGGTCAGCGGCAGCCCGTTTTCAGGTAGTGGCACGCTGACGAGCATCGGATCGGGCCGCGATACGATCACGGTCGGCTCGCTGCCGGCCGGCTTTGTCCTTTCCCCAGGTGATTGGCTGTCGATCCCCGTGGGTTCTCGCCAGCGGCTCCACCGCATCCTCGAAGGCGGCAGCGCTTCCGGTTTGGGCGCCGTCAATCTCACCGTCGAGCCGGTCATCGACCCGGCGGTGGTGACGAGCGGCGATCCGGTGCCGGTGCTGTTCGATGCCCCCTGGTGCGACATGGTTCTGTCTGCACCCTTCGAGATGCCCCGCGATCCGGTCCGGGGCGGCTCGGTGTCGTTCGAAGGCCTGCAGGTCCTCATCTGAATGCTCACCATTCCGTCCGACATCGCGACCCTGCTCAATGCGGGGCGCTGTTCCCTGCGCTGGATGCTGCGCGTCGACCTCGACGCAGGTCCGGAAGGGCTATGGACCGGCACATATCGCGTGACACTGGACGGCGTGAGCTATGCGCCAACCGCGGGCAACATGCTGATCGAGCCCATCGAGGCATCCTCTCAACTCGATGCCGACCAGCTCAAGGTGACACTGACCGGGCTGCAA